CACGCACCACCACAGCGCTGTCGGGTCGCGATAAAGATAGGCGGGCACACCACATGCAAACCGTCGATCTTTACCGCGCTTTCCAAGGCTCGGAAGCCTTGGTGTTGCTGCCTTTTCCACCACAGATTGGGCAGCTGTTGCGCCAGAGGTGAACAACGGATTGTTCGCCTCGGCACGGTGCCGGTATCGGTCTTGCGGACCTAGCCGGCTTTTGGGCCCTTTCAAGCCACGCGGCAAATGTATCACCACTGCATGCCGCGCGGCACTGGCAACTTACAAGGATTAATGCCATGAGCCGTATCGCTCTGAGTTGCGTTGACCGAGCACAACGGGAAGTCCTGACGCTCGAATTAGCGCTGTATCACGCCGCCCGGGACTATCCAGGCGGCGCAGCTGCAATCGCCGCCACCACCGGCAGAAACCCCACCACTCTGCAGCACAAACTATCCCCGACCCATCCAAGCCACTCGGTAAATATTCAAGAGTTCGGCGAGATCTTGGAATTGACCAAGGACCGTCGCATCCTCGACGCGGTACACGCGTTGGTGGGGGATACGACCTGGCAGGAGCTGGCCGAGGCGTATACCAATGACATGCCGGAGACTCTTACCACCGGCATTGCAGTCTATTTTCGCCAGGTCGCGGATCTGGCTGATACCTGGGCCAAGAGCATTGGTGACGGTGTTGTCTCAGACAGTGAGCTGGCTGAGATCCGCCTGCAGGTCTTCCGTGGCATTCAAGGGCTGTTGGGGATGTTCAACCGCGCCACCTACGTCAACAAGACGACGCGAGGTGCCGACCGTGGCTGATATCGCTGATTTTGCTAATGACCTGGTGCAGGAGCGTTTGGACCAAGCGCTTGCAGCACGAAATGCCAGCAAGCCCGAGACCGCGCCTCACTCCTTTTTGTTCTGCGATGAGTGCGACTCGCCGATCCCTGAAGCCCGGCGCCTGGCATTGCCAGGGTGCGTCTGCTGCGTTTCGTGCCAACAGATCAATGAACTGCGGGAGGCCCGCCATGCTCGATGAGGTATTGGGGCAATTCGCCGATTACGGACTGGAGCCCGTGCAGCCGCTGGTATTCGGCAAGCTCACTCGCTGCAAGACTGCCCAGGACAAGGGCAAGGAAAAGAATGGTTGGTACGTGGTGCATGAGCACCGCACCGAGAAGGGCGAAACCCTGATCTTCGGCAGCTTTGGCGACTGGCGCTCGGGCGAGACGCAGAAGATCAAGGTCAAGGCCGGTCGCATGAGCGCTGAGGAGCGCGAGGTGATGCGCGCTCGCCAGGAGGAGGCCAAGCGACGTGCTGCAGAGGTGGCTGCCAATGCAGCGCGCCGAGCGGCGAACCGTGCGGCCTCGCTGTTCAAGCGCATGCCCGAAAAGGGCCGCAGCACCTACCTGGATCGAAAGCAAATCGTCGGGTTCGGCGTTCGTTATGCACCACGCTCCGGCGCATTTTTGGTGCCGATGAGCAACGTACGTGACCAGATTGTCGGCCTGCAGGTGATCTTCCCCGAGAAGCAGCCAGACACCGGGCGAGACAAGTCCTACTGGCCCTACGGGATGTCAAAGGAGGGCGCTTTTCACCTGATCGGGCCGCACCCTGAGCCGGGCGAGGCCATCTTGGTGTGTGAGGGCTACGCCACCGGCGCCAGCTTGCACATGGCGACCTCGCTAACGGTAGCCATTGCTTTTGATGCTGGCAACCTGATGCTGGTTTCAAAGGCCATGCGTGAGCGTTTTCCTGGGCGCCCGGTCATTGTGTGCCGGGATGATGATTGGAAGACCAAACGCCCAAATGGCGAGCCTTGGAACCCGGGCAAGGAGCGTGCTGAAAACGCGGCGACCGTCGTGGGAGGCCAGGTGGTTGGGCCGAACTTTGCTTGTGAGCGAGAGGATAAGTGGACCGACTTCAACGACTTGCATTGTGCTGAAGGCTTGGACCCTGTCCGGCGCCAGGTGCTCGCGATGGTCAAGCCTGCCGCAGCTGGTGGTTGGAGGGATCTGTTGGCCCGTAGTGAAAGCGGCATGCTGATTGCGCACATGCAGAACGTTGAGCTGATCCTCGGTAATGACGAGCGCTGGGCCGGAGTGATCGGCTTCAGCTCATTCAGTTCGAAGATCGTCAAACTGCGAGTCCCACCCTATGGCGGTGTGACTGGTGATTGGGCGGACATCGACGACATGCTGGTAATGAAGTGGCTCGCGCAGCAGTACAACCTACGGGTAAAGGCTAGTCACGTGATCGAGGCTGTCAGCGTCGTCGCTCACGACTGCTCGTTTCACCCCGTACGCAACTACCTTCATGGCTTGGAGTGGGACCGAGTACCACGGCTCAGTTCCTGGTTGACCGACATCATGGGTGTGGCCCCCACTAACTACAGCTCAAAGGTGGGCAAGCGATGGTTGATCTCGGCTGTTGGCCGGGTGATGTCACCTGGCTGCAAGGCAGACTCCGTGATGATCCTTGAAGGTGCCCAGGGCGCCGGTAAGTCGACTGCCATGAGCATTCTCGGTGGTGAGTGGTTCATGGATACGCCGTTTACTCTGGGTGACAAGGACGCGTTCCAAGCGATCAGGGGGAAGTGGATTATCGAACTGGGCGAGCTGGACAGCTTCAATAAGGCCGAGTCGACCAAGGCTAAACAGTTCTTCTCGGCTTCGATTGATACCTACCGCGAGAGCTATGGCCGCAGAACGATGGACGTGCCACGCCAGTGTGTTTTCGTGGGTACGACCAACCAGGACGAATACCTCAAGGACGCGACGGGCAACCGGCGCTATTGGCCGGTGGCGTGTACGAAGGTTGAGCTGGAGCAGTTGCGCCAGGTACGTGACCAGCTCTGGGCTGAGGCGATGTTCTGCTACTTGGCGGGGGATATCTGGTGGGTTGTTCGAGATGAGGCGCCCCTGTTCGCTGAGGCCCAGGAAGAGCGCTTTGTGGTGGATGAATGGGAGGGCCCGATCCTCACCTGGTTGGAGGAGTCGCAGATCGGTGAAACCGCCACTGGCAGCGAGATCTTGGCCGGAGCCTTGAAGCTGGACTTCGGACATTGGGGCAAGCCGGAGCAGATGCGTGTCGGCGCGATCATGCATCGCCTGGGGTGGCGCAAGGTGCGGCAGCCCGCGTTGGCCAAGAGTGGGGTTCGACCTTGGGCCTACAAGAAGCCTGAGACGTGGGGCCGGCACTCGGCGCTGGTGGTCGAGAAGATCGAGGAGCCTTGTTTTGATTAAGGAGATCGATGTGCTGTTGCGGCTTTGGGCCCATGAGCTACACAGCGATCTATCCAGCGGTGGGCTCGCCGGCGGCAACATGGTCGCGATGATGATGGAGAGCAACGGCCAGCTCAGTCGCGGCAGGCGTGCAAGTAAGGCGCCACTGGAGGGCTCGCTCGACATGGAGCTGATCGTGACTAAGCACCTGGATGCAGAGCTGGCGTTGGTCGTGCGCGAGCACTACTGCAACCACGACTCCAACATGGCACTGCGTTATGCCCATTGCGGTTGTGGTCGCGACACCTACTACCAGCGCCTGCATGACGCTCACCTTTGCATTGGTGTGTTGCTGATGGGGAAGGCTGCTTGATCCTTGCCCTAGCTCCGTTCCTTGCTGTCCTACTGTCTCGCCTTGTCCAACTGCAAATGAGTGCAGTTGGACAAGCGCGGGCCACGTCTTTTATGGTCTGTCCTACTGTCCGACCTTCCCGCACGTCACACACACACACATGTGTAAGCGCAGCGGGCGTCCATACGCGCCACGGGCGCGCACGCGTGCTTTTAGCTTTCTCTCTTTACACGAGGAAGGATAAGTAAAGGTAGGACAGTGAGGCACAGCCTTTAATCTCGGGGCCTGTAGCTGTCCTACCTGACTCAATATAGGTGGGACAGGTAGGACAGCGCCAAAGGCGCTGATAGCCGAAATAAAGATATTCGCCGACATTGCCTAGGCGTTCACCAGACATTCACCGGGTGGCATTAAAACAGGCTTGCTGCCACCGGAATCGACCTGTAAAAAGTAGTCATCTTCGATAGGTGCGACCGCAAGCAGCGGGACACACCACCACACTGAACCCGGCCTTTGCGCCGGGTTTTTGCGTTTATGGGGTAGGGCGATGACGAACGAGCAGCAGGCTCTTGTAGATATGCCGGTATGGATGCTGATCATGCTGTCGCTGGTCGGCGGCGTGTCCGGTGAGATGTGGCGAGCGGACAAGGCCGGGGTGCGAGGCTGGCCCTTAGTGCGGCGCTTGGCGCTTCGGTCCGGTGCCTGCATTGGGTGCGGGTTGTCCACCATGATGTTGTTGCACGCTGCCGGCGTATCCATCTGGGCGGCTTCGGCGATTGGTTGCCTGACTGCGATGGCCGGAGCCGATGTAGCCATCGGGTTGTATGAGCGTTGGGCAGCCAAGCGTTTGGGGGTGTGCGATGTCCCTCCTTCGAGC